TGCGGCCAGCTCTACTCTCACTGGGTATATATCCAATGTGAGAATTGTTATTAATGGTGCTTTGTATACTGCGGCATTCACTCCCCCTTCCTCTGCATTGACTACAACAGTGTCCTCTGGAACCGTCAATTTCTTAGCATGCCATGCAGCAACGTTTATTGATGGAAGTTCAAATAATTGGGCAATAACCGCTACAGGATCTCCAGTGATTTCCAATGCATCTGGACTATCATTTTCCTCAGTTACTTTTGAATATAAAAACGGCGCATTTACCACCACCTCAAACATTGCGGCAAGTTATTTCTTAGGCAATCTTGTAGGAAATGTTTATTCAGACAACATCTTTTATTCAAATGGTACTAGATTTACATCTGGCATAAGTTCTTGGAACGTCCCCTCCAGTAACATATTAGTAGTTTCAAATACCACATCATCCACAAGCACAACAACTGGTGCATTACAGGTTGCTGGTGGTGTGGGCGTTGGTGGTAATGTATTTGCTGGTGCAGTTTATTCAGACAATATCTTTTATTCAAATGGTACTAGATTTACGTCTGGTATAAGTTCTTGGAACGTCCCCACCAGTAATATATTAGTAGTTTCAAATACTACATCATCCACAAGCACAACAACTGGTGCATTACAAGTTGCTGGTGGTGCAGGTATTGCAGGTAATGTATTTGCTGGTGCAGTTTATTCAGATAAGTTATTCTTTGCTAACGGCCAGTCAATGTTGTCTACAATCACAAGTGATGCAGTTTTAACAGGAAACGTTACTATAAATGGTTATGAAGTGGGAACTAAAATATTACCTCAGAATATCATAACATCAAATTATAGTTTGGTTTTGTCAGATAGTGGAAAACAATTATTCCATCCAAAAATTGACCCAACTGCTAGAACATGGACAATTCCTTCAAATTCATTGGTTTCTTTTCCTGTTGGAACGGCACTGACATTTATAAACCAATCAGGTTCTGGAAACGTATCATTAGTTTTCAATGATACAGTAGTGTTTGGTGGACAACGACAATATGGTCCAATATTGTTAGTTCCTGGTGCTGTAGCATCTGCCTTTAAAGTCGATTCGACAGAATGGAATATACAAGGTATTGGAATTGGTGGAGAGCTCTATGTTGGTCCTGCTGGATACACGGGAAGTATTGGATACACTGGTAGTATTGGTTATACTGGTAGTATTGGTGCAACTGGCCCTGTAGCTACTGATCTAAGCCAAAATATTATTTCTACAGACTACACAACAGTATTGAGTGATAAAGCAGGGCACATTTTACATCCATCGACAGACACAACTGCTAGAACTTGGACTATTCCTACTAATGCTAGTGTTGCTTATCCGATTGGTGCAACATTGACATTTGTTAATCAATTGGGGGCCGGTGATATTACTATTGCTAGTTCTGACACATTAACAGTAAATGGTGTTACTGTGAGCGGTTCATTTGTTATCACTGCTGGCGGTATGGCTAGTGCATTGCGTATATCAACAACAGCCTGGATGATTCAAGGATCCAAAATTCAAGGATTTACATATACTGGTCCAACTGGTCCTCTTGGTTATACTGGTAGTGCTGGTGCAAATGGTCCTAGTGGTTCGTTTGGTTATACTGGAAGTTCTGGTAGTGTAAATGTATTAAATCCAACATTTACTGGTAATGCCACAGTTAACGGATATGAGATAGGTACAAAAATTGTGCCTCAAAATATTCAAAGCAGTAACTATGTAACATCTTTGTCAGATAATGGGAAACAAATATTTCACCCTGCTCTAGACTCAGCAAGAACTTGGACCATTCCTACTAATTCTAGCGTTGCTTATCCGATTGGTACAGTATTAACGTTTATTAATCATCCAACTGGGGGGAATATAAACATAACTTGTTCCGACTCTATTTATTATAGTGGAAATTCTCAAGTGACAGGTAATAGGATTTTATCTTCTGGCGGTGTTGCTACAGTCATCAAAATAACCGATACTGAATGGCTAATTTCTGGAACCAATTTGTATTAAAAATTGATATATTTGGTGGTTGAATTTAGATTGGGTTGATGCTATAATTGTAAAAATTATCAATCTTTAAAAATCTTTGACTAATCAAATTATCGAAACGACTACCACATTGTGGGGGTCAAATAGAAAAACTAAACAGACATCTTCTGGGTGGATATCCGGAAATGCTGTTTGTTGTCATCATAATGGCGAAAGTGTTGACACCAGAGGGCGTGGTGGTATAATAAAAAATGGTGATGAATCTATTTCTTACAGTTGTTTTAATTGCAATTTTACTGCTAACTATACTTCTGGAAGACCACTAGCCTACAAGTTTAGAAAATTATTATCCTGGCTTGGTGCCGATGAGTCAACAATAAAAAGATTAGTGATTGAGGCTATTAGGGTTAAAGAATATATAGAATTAACTAACCCTCAAATTGAAATAAAAAAAGATATTGCAGTCAATTATGCAGTTAGACCATTGCCTGAATCTGCAAGAACATTATATGAATTGGCTGGTTTTTATGAATTAGCTGAGTGGCAAAATGTGCCCAAAAATTATCATTCAACTGTTGATTATTTGTTCAATAGAAAAATTGACATTGAAAAATATAATTTTTATTGGAGCGATAGTCACGAACATAAATTAAGTCATAGAGTAATAATACCATTTTATTGGCAAGACACGATTATTGGCTGGACTGCCAGAGCTATTGACAGCGCCATCAAACCTAAATACTATACACAACATGAACCCAACTTTGTTTTTAATATCAATAATCAAAAGTCTAATTGGCGTTTTGTTATAGTATGTGAGGGTGTTTTTGATGCAATGAGTATTGATGGGGTTGCTGTTTTGGGTAACGAGTGCAGTGAGCAACAAGCTGACGTCATTGACGGTTTAGGTAGAGAAGTCATTGTTGTCCCAGATTTTGATATAGACAATAAAAAATGGCCTGGATCCAAATTAATCGACCATGCTATGGAGTATGGATGGAATGTTGCGTTTCCAGTTTGGTCGGAGACTTGTAAAGATATTAATGAAGCTGTGATCAAATATGGAAAATTATTCACCTTAAAGTCAATACTAGATTCTGTCGAGACCAGCAAACTAAAGATACAGTTACGTAAGAAAAAATATATATAATATTATGACTAAAGAATATAATAGTGATTTGCAACGACTTTTTCTGGAGATGATGCTTCAAGATTCACAAACTTATGTGCGTGTTTCAAGCATTTATAATCCAGAAAATTTTGATAGAAGTTTGCGTTCAACTGCAACTTTTTTAAAAGAACACATTGATCAATATAAGACTCTACCTACGTATGAGCAAATTGCCGCCACAACTGGTCTTGAATTAAAACCAGTACCAGAATTAAATGATGGTCATTATGAATGGTTTTTTAATGAATTTGAAGGATTTAGTAAACGAGGTGAATTAGAACGTGCTATTCTCAAAGCTGCTGATCTATTAGAAAAGGGCGAATATGATCCTGTAGAAAAGTTAATAAAGGATGCAGTACAAATTGGGTTGACTAGAGATATGGGTACAGATTACTATTCCGATCCTAGAACCAGGCTTTTAAAATTACGTGACAATTCTGGACAACTTAGCACAGGGTGGCCCACTGTTGACAAAAAGTTATATGGTGGGTTTAAGCGTGGTGAGTTAGATATTTTTTGCGCTGGCTCAGGGGGTGGTAAGAGCTTGTTCTTAGCAAACTTGGGAGTAAATTTTAGTTTTGCTGGGTTGAATGTGATTTATTTTACTTTCGAACTTAGTGAAGAATTGGTAGGTATGCGTATTGATAGTATGATCACCGGGGTCGCTAGTAAAGATGTATTTAGAAATTTGGATGATGTTGAAATGAAAGTTAGACTCACTGGTAAAAAAGCTGGTGGGATGCAAATCAAATATCTACCAACAGGTAAGAATTGCAACGATTTACGTGCATATTTAAAGGAATATCAGGTAAAAACGGGGCTAAAACCCGACATTATTTTAGTAGACTATCTAGACCTTATGATGCCGCTTTCTGTCAAAGTTTCTCCGTCTGATTTGTTTGTCAAAGACAAATACGTCAGCGAGGAGTTGCGTAACTTGGCAATGGAAACTCAATGTGTAGTAGTTACGGCGGCTCAGTTAAATCGGGGAGCAGTTGATGAGATTGAATTTGATCATAGTCATATCAGTGGTGGATTGAGTAAAATTCAAACAGCCGACAATGTTATTGGTATTTTTACTAGTAGGGCAATGCGAGAGCGTGGTAGGTATCAAATTCAATTTATGAAAACTCGTAGTAGTAGTGGCGTTGGTACTAAAGTTGATTTGGATTTTAATATTGAAAGCCTGCGTATTACTGATCCTGGTGAAGAGGGACAGGAAAGTGAAAATAAAACTCCTGTGTCAAATATCATGAGTCAAATTAAGGGTAAACAGACTTCGGATGGGGAGTTAACTAAAAAACCTAATTGGGAAAGAGCAACAGGAACTCCGGCATGGGAACAATCCCCAAAAGTATCTGCGGAAGGTGGTAGTACTAAACTTAGACAAATGCTTAGTTCATTGAAGTCAAATAATATTTAATAGTGCATAAATATTAGAAGATTGGGGCATATTTTGCAAAAAAAGACTCGAGGTATTCTTGAAGATTTAGACTTATTCCTATCAACCAGAGATCAAAATCAGGTTTTAGAAAGTAGGGCAACTAATATTATACAAGGCGCCATTAATATTATTAATTCTATTAGAGTATCATATGATGAGGAAACGGCCTTAGAGCTTGAGCGCAGACTTATCAATAGTATTCGTATGCAAGACCCAGCAAAATTTACAAGAAAATTAAGATCACTTAATAAATCAGAAGAGGGTAATGATGAAAGTTAATGAAATTATAGTAGAAGGTCCAGTCTGGGATAAAATTAAAAATACAGTCAGTTCTGCTGGAAAATTTTATAACAAGATGTCCGACCCTAGATCAAAAGGTTTAAAATCTGGTCAAAAAGATATTGATAAATGGTCAAAAGAAGTTCTTCAACAATGGGGAACAATAGAAGCTGGGTTGGAAAATAGCAATTTAGGCCCACTAACTGTTAAAAATACCTCAACAAATCCAAATCAAAACAATGTAGAGGATAATCAACAACAATATGCCAATCAATTTTCAAAATGGATGAGAAATTATTTTGGTTTGAATGTTGACGAATTACCAGACTATACAGTATCTACAGATGGCGAGTTTAATAATGAAAATATTTTAAAGTATATTAAAAAAACCTATGCTTTAAAGCTGTCTCCTGAATATGTTGAAAAACAAAATGCAGCAGCAGCAAATAGACCTAGCATTTCGACAAATGTTAAAAAATTAGTTCCGGGTAACACTCAAATTGATTTTAACAATTCAAAATATCTATTATCTTGGATCGGACCAAATGGAGAAATAGTTGGCGCAACCGATCAACTTAATGCACAATTAAATACTGAAGCAGGCATTCGATAATTACTATATTGATAATTATTTCAAAATCTACATAAATATTATTATGAGACACAGGGTTGTGTCCATAATATTTAGGAGAATTTAAAATGGCAATTTTTACTCGTACAAACGGTGACGCTAAAGGCGTTGTAAACGTTGATGTTGGTACACATGGTTCTGGCATTGGCACAATTATCGCTACTGGCATCGGCAAGCACCCAACCGCATTCAAGATCGACAGCAATGCTGATCTACGTGGCGAAATGGGTGTTGGTGGTCAAGTTGAAACAATGTTGCGTGTTATCGCTACACGTAGCTCTATCATCGCTTACCAAGTTGAGAATGATAACAGCGGTATTGTTAGCGTTTTGGTTGAAGCTACTAGCTTCGACGCTAGCGGTTTGCAAACTGAATTGGCTAACGCTGGTTTGACAACAGTTGTTACAACTAGTGGCGGCATGAAGTTTGCTTAATATTTAATTAAGTATATACTTAAAATTGAAAGGGCGGGATAAAATCCGCCCTTTCTACTCAGTAAAATTAAAAATACATACATTAGTTTTATTTAGGACTAATTAAATAAAAGTATAACAAAGATAGATGCTTGTTATAAAATTATTATGGCACACATTATGGTTTAACTTAGGCTCATTTAATCACAGCATCGTTTAAAGAAAAACGGAGACTTAATACAATGTCAACAGAAATAGAAAAGAAAAGTTTGGAGGCCCACGTTGAACTGTGTGCAGAAAGGTATTCTGCATTGGACCACAAAATAGAAAATCTTAAAGAAAAAGTTGAGAAA